CCTTTTTCATTTAATTGAACAAATTTTTCGGTCATTTTGGTCAATTGATTTTGCAATTCGGCCGGGTCATTCTGAGATAAATCCATCAACCTTAAAGGGTCCAATAATTCAGAATCAGCAACGCCCAATCTTTGCATTGCCGCAGCAACCTCAATAGCCCCTTCAGGGTCAAATACTTTTTCCGCAAAAGCTAAAGTATCATGCATGTTAATTCTTAATGAAGTGGCTTGAGCCGCCATTTTGGATAACCCTTCAACACCACCCGCAAAGTTATACTTATTAAGAGCGTCCATGTTTTCCAAAACTTTTTGACTAACAGCTTGAGCGTTAACCCCCATTGTTCTAGCAACATTAACAACATTTTCCATTTGACTCGATGCCTGATAGGCTGAAAATCCAGCATTTTTAAATGATGTAACTATTGTTTCAGCATTTTGACCTGAAACTTCTTGAGCCGCATACAATTTTTCAAATGAGTCGGTTGTTAGTATAATATTTCTACCTAATCCCTCTGAAACTAATTTTTGCATATCAACGATTTGTTGAAATCCCCCACCCAATAGGGTAACCTCTCTAACCGCTCCGGCCATTGCTTGAGAAAGTCCAAGAACATTCTCTCTACCTTGACCAAAAGATTTAGCGATATTAACCGCGGCATTATCAACCTCGGTAATTGTCTTAGCGATTTTAGTGGGGTCAAGTTGAGAAGATAAAGATTCTCCTAAGTCTTTAACAAATCCACCAAGAGACTTTTTAATTGATTCTATTAAATCATCGGCCATAATATTGTTTTAGTATTAATTATAAATACGTCAAATATTTTTTTTAATTATTTTTGGGTGTATTGTCCTCAATAATTCTATTAATTATGTATTTTCTAACATAGGTTGGCAAAACCATAAATTCAGAATATTGCATTCTGATAAATTTGGCAAGAAAATAAAATTCTTCGGTTAAATTTTGTTTGTGGTTAGAAGAAAGGCCGAAAAAACTCAACCCCGAAGGTGATATTAACATTCACCAATTCTCCTGACGGGGCTTTTACTGTTTTGTTTAAATCCAATGATGGAACATTATTTTTTAAAAAATTACGTATGTATTTTGAATCCATTATTGGTAATGTATTAATAAATTGTGAAATTACCTCAGGTGATGAATTACCATCAACCTCAACAATCTGTTTCATCAATCTCCATGTTACGGTCGGAGCCACTCTACCTGTTGGGTATTGTTCCGCCATTTTATTAATATCAATAACCTCCAAAAAGGTTAAAGGCCTTAGTTTAACAGTTACACCTGTTTTAGGTAGTTTTGTTGTAAACAAACCATTATCGTCAGCCTTATATTCACATTTTTTAAGATTAATTTCATCCAATATTATCGTATGGTCAAATCTTTTTTCTGTCTTTGGGTCAAGTAATGATACATCATATTCAGGACCAAATGATGTATTTCTTAAAAATATTAAAATAGCCTCAATATCTGAATCTAAAAGTTCTTCAGGTCTCAAATCATGTTCGTAAATTTTACTCCTAAGTAAAGACATAATAATACCTTCGTTTGAATTTTGAGATGAAGAAGTTAATAAGTTTTCATCATTCGCTGTTAAGTATCCTACTTTAATAGTTTTTTTTCTGGATTTATAAAAAATCCCACCGGTTGGTAGCGTAATCACATCGTGGGGTAAATTAAAGTTTTGAGCACCAGCTTCATAAATATTAGTATCCATAGTAATAGTATTTTATAACAAATATAGTTTAGTTGTGTTTTTTATAAAGATAATTCTCGTTTTAATTCTAAAATTACCCATTCAGGTCTTTCATTTATGTCTTTTTCCCAAAAACGAATTAGTTTAATGTTATGGGTTTGGCATAAAATATTTTTGTAATCATCATTTTTTTTTGTAATCAATTGTGTTTCATATAAAATTTCAGAATGTTTAGTATTAGGATTACAATGGTAAAAATCCCCATCAACTTCAATCAATACATCTCTATCTTTGATTTTAAAATCAAATAGTCTGTGTTGAAATTCGTATTGATATGTATATTCTATATTTAATAATATTAAAATTGATTCAAATTTAATCTCCACTTTACTTTTGCCTTTGGATAATTTTGATTTTAACCAATTAATTCGTCTATTGGAAGCGTCTTCCCTTAGTTTGGGGTTGTTTTTAAATCGAAGTTTTTGAGTTTCAGATAATTTTCTTTTAGATTCTTCAGTTTTAGGTACACCTTTTAATTTTTCAGAAATTATTTTAGACCTTTCTTTATTATTCCTCAATTTATTTTTAATACCTTCAATTTTGGATATTACCTCAGGGGTCTTTTCTTCCCACCATCCCTTATATTTCCCTTCCTTCCAATTTTTCTTTTGGGTCTCTATCGCTTTTTTATGAGTCTCTGGATTTTTGTGAAAATTATTATTACCCGGAACTCGATTGTGGTGTGATTGTATAAACCTTGAGAAACCCTTTCCAATACTAATAAATGATGTTAATTCACCACACCCACACTCACAGGTTTGTTTAACACCATTTAACACGTATTCAACGTAAATTTCTTCTGCCGATATATTATGTTTTTGTATTGAGTGACTTCTTAATGAGTTAATCCCCTCACATTCTTTTTGACATATTTTACAAATAAAAATTCCCATACATATAAATATATGGGAATTAATCAATATTGTCAATGGATGGTTGTATTCTATTAAAAATCAATACACAAGTATACATCTATCCATTCTTAACGTAGCTGAAATTGTTGCCAAACCATCAGTATTATAAGCCAATGTATCAAAATTAATTCCTGTTAACCAAGAACCTTCTAAAATCCATTTTTCAACAACAACACCTGTTGGGTCTAACATTTCAAGGTCTACATTTTTCTTATATCCCGCAGCATAACCCATACGACCTGTAACAGACTCAGCACAAAGACGAACCCACTCCATTAACGCTTGTGACGCTGAAGGACCTATTGGGTCTCTGAATTTAACAGGGATTGTTGCCCAAGTAAAACGACCAGCAACATATGTTGATGTGTTTAAGAATGGAATCTCCACAGGGTTAACAGTTAGGTTTGGTCTTGATGTAGATTCTACAAACCATTCATTAATTCCCAATGTAGTTGGAAACCGAAGTATAAACCTATTCTGTCTTTTTGGTTCATACGGTATGGGCATTTTCATTAGTAAATCAGCCATTTCAATTTTTTTTTTAATTTTTTATTGTTTATTATTTTATTATAAATATTACGAAATAAATTTTTTCTCTTTACTTTAAATTATTTTGAAATTATTCTTAGCATAAGAAGTATTAATAAGGTTTTTTAACTCCCCCAGAAGTAGAATAAGTTTTAATAATATTTTCTGGGTCTTTTTCAAAATAAGATTTAACTGTTTCTACATTTCTTATATCATCATCTGAAAAACCAATAGTAGGTAAAAATTTATTAGATATTTTATTCTTTAAATAGGCTTTCTTATTTATGTATTTTGAAATTGATTTAACATAACTAACAAATTCTTTTAAAGCTTTAATTTTACCTTCTTCTGGATTAGACGCGGAACCTTCACCAAAACTAACCGGATAGAATTTACACATATCAAGATATTCACGAATAATGTCTTTTTTATTGGTATTTTCACTACCAACAATATCCCTATATTTCTCTAAATTTCTAACTAGTTCGTTTGAATCTATACCATTATGATTAGAAACTATTAGATTGTAAACAGATTCTTTAATAACTTCAGGATTATGTCCCCTTGCCGTAACAATTGAGAATATTGACCCGTTGTTAATTGCTTCCACAAAATCAGGCCATGCAGGACCTGGTTTTGCCATTAAAGAATCAATAATAAATTGTTTATTACCCTTTTGTCTAAAAAACCTAAATGGTTCATTAGCATAATCAACAATTGTCTGTCCCTCGTACTCAAAAGGTTCCTTTCCTATTTCACCTCTATATTCCGCAAAGTCCTCGGTTGACATACCAACTTCATCCCCATTATCATTTTTAAGTATAATTTTAGTAGGCATAATCATGATATTATCATCCCAGTCAAATGCGTAATACTTCATGTCGGGACTACCCGTTTCGTCAATACCTTCCCTTATTATTTTCCTATACATATTAATAAATATATGGTTAATAAAAAAACCTCCATTATTAAAATTTTTATATGAATCTTCGTTTTTTAAAATAATATCCATATATTTATATGTAGATACGACCTTGTTGGTTTAAAAATAAATATACTTATGAAAATAGAACTTGAATGTCAAGAATGTAAAAATATATTCATATCTGAATATAAACACAGAAATAAAAAATTTTGTAGTAGAGATTGTTAATTTAGTCATTCTAAAAAAAACAATACTATTGGGAAGAAAAAAGACGAGTCGGTTTGGGAAATCAGAACTTGTTTACAATGTGGAAATGAATTTACGGAACGAATAAAACATGAAAAGAAATTGTGTTCACAAGAATGTAGAAAAATTTGGAATTCAAAACCAAAAAATAAAGAAGATAGGATACAAAAATCAAAAGATTCTTTGTTTGAAAAATACGGTGTTGATAGTTTATATAAACTAGATGAATTTCAAAAAAAATGTAAAGATAGTTTTTATAAAAAATATGGTGTTAATCATTCTATGTTGGTACCTTCTTTTAAAGAAAAATTTAAAGACAATTTAAGAAAAAATCATATTTTAAAGTTAATACCTAAATTAGAAAAGTGTGAATTAAAATTAATTGATAAATACACAGTAAACAAGAATGGTTACACATCTAAACCTTACACATTTCAATGTTTAAAATGTGATAATATTTTTACAAGCACTTTGTTAGGTTCGGGTAAATTACCAATATGTAGAAAATGTCACCCAATTATAAAAAATTCTAAATTAGAGGAAATTATAAAAGATTTTTTAAATATTAATAAGATTAACCACATTGATAATAATAGAAGTATTTTGGAAGGGGGTGAAATTGATATTTATATACCTGAGTTTAATTTGGGTATTGAAGTTAATGGTAATTATTACCATTCTGAATTAAACGGTGGTAAAAACAAACTATATCATTTAAATAAAACTATGATATCTAATAATAAAAATATTAAATTAATTCAGATTTTTGAGGACGAGATTCTACTAAAAAAAGATATTACTTTATCAAGAATATCAAATTTATTAAATTTAAATCGAAAAATTTATGCAAGAAAGTGTGTTGTTAAAGAAATTCAAAAAAAAAATATCCAAAGAATTTTTAATTCAAAATCACATACAAAGTAATTCTATTGATAATTTTAGATATGGTCTTTTTTTTGATGGTGAGTTAGTAAGTGTTATGACCTTTGGTAATAAAAGAAAATCATTGGGTAATAATAAAATAAAGACTGGTGAATATGAGTTAATTAGATTCTGTAATCTTAAAAATGTTATCATTGTTGGTGGTTTTTCTAAATTGTTATCTTATTTCATTAAACACAAATCACCAAAAAAAATAATAACTTATGCTGATATTAGATGGTCAGGTATAGACCCTGAAAAAACAGTATATCATAAAAATAATTTTACATTTATGAATAATACACCACCTAACTATTGGTATGTTAACAGTAAAAACTTTTTAAATAGATATCATAGATTCACCTATAGAAAGGATGTTTTAGTAAAAGAAGGTTTCGATAAAAATAAAACTGAGTGGGAAATTATGAGAGAAAAAGGATTTGACAGAATTTGGGATTGCGGTTCAATGAAGTTTGAGTTGGTTTTAAATTAAAAAACCCCCACTTTTGATGG